AGCAGCGTTACCGACAACACTCCCCCTACGATGTAAAGAAAAACAACTTTGGGTAAAAATTTTTTAGGAATAGGTTTTGCTCCAATTTGTCGGCTGAAAACCAACAGAGCGCACATACAGATCGGGAGGAATCCACCAATTGCAAACAGATGCCCGTGCAAGAGGGATAAATAAATCGTCGCTTCAAGGTGAGGTCCAGGGGGAACCTGGTCGTAGCTGAGCCGCATTCGGAGTTCGGTTCCCATCAAACCCCCCCAAATCCCGAGGATAAAGGATACTTGGGAGACATACAAAAGATTCCGAATCGCCTGGCAGTAATGGTCGGGAAGCAGCGCCGCTGTCAAAGGCTTCGTCTCGTTGGACATTTTCTGTAGAACCCTTCTTTCAAAGTGGTTTTTTCCCTTTTTTGTTAGAAGTGGGAGGCTCAATAATTCCGTCGTTTTTTACCAAATGTTTAGCAAGTTTACGTCGTTGAGATCGATTTAAAGGCTTTCCGGTATCTGGATGTTTAAGAGTAACTCCCGGCGCTTTACTTTGTCTCCACCCTTCTTGGATTAATACCTTGCGCATTTCTTTAGCCTTTTCTAGAGTTACATACTCGCAATTCGTTTCATCTTCATTGGTTTCGGGGTTAGCGTATTTAAATACGCTAGTAATTTTTCCATTATGATCTTCGCCACAAGCCCAAGTAACTTTTCCTTCAGTTTGAGGGTTGAAAAAAGCATAGGGGAGAATCTCGCCTTCACGGTTGAGAATCGATTCGATCTTAAAATTTTTAACAAAGTCTTTTTCAAATTTTTTTTTGTTTGCTTTACTCATTTTATTAAAGCTCAAGGTAAATATTAAATCGATTTATCATTTTTCATTTTTCATTTTAAAACAAATAAACCTATATATATGGGGACTATGGATATTTCTCTATTTGATTACGCCCCACTTTATATCCCAACAGATCTTCGAAAGTTAATTTCGTTCTTCTCAGCTCCGTTACATGTTTACATAGGATGCATAATGCAAGATCAGGGTTATATTCGAGTGTTGGGAGTCTGTCGAACTTTAGTACAGGCTGAAAAAATATGTTTAATTGATAAGGCTGGAAAAAATCAAACTAATCCGTTCCGGTATCATATTTTAAAAGTAGAGGAAGGGGAGGTTTTATCCAACAAAATTTATTCGCGCCTCTTGTATCCACCCCAAATACACAGTATTACGTCAATCGTGTATCGTCCGATTTCCGCGTATTTCAATACAACGTGTTCTTTTTGTTTAGGAAAATTTGAAAGACATACACCGGTAGCTCGGCTTCCGTGTAACCACCTTTTTCATTTTGAAGGAATCTTGACTTGGTTGGAAAACTCTTTACATTGCCCTCTTTGTCGAAAAATTGTTTGCAAAACTCCTTCCAGTTTGTTAGAAGTTGGAGAAACTGTATATATAGATGAAGGAGACCCGTACGTTATTGGAGTAGGTGGACCAAGAAGCCTAACGCTGTCGCTTAGTAAAACTAGTCAAAAAAATATAGACTATCATGATATGATAGAACAGAGAGGGAAAATAAGACTTCACCCGAAGGGGGGTGGAGTCCCTCAGCCTTATAAATTTTTCATTCAGTAATTTTAATTTTGTTTTTCTTTTGCTCTAAAAGAAAAACCAATGGAATGGGATGCAGAATGTATACAAATTGCGAATCGATCAGGTTCGATGTGTTGGCTCCATGAAGAAGCTGCTAAAATATACGAAAAACGGGATACGATCGCTTCAACTCTAGTAAACGTGGGAACATCTCTCCTCGGGGGGATTGCTATTACTTTCTTGGCAGCAACCAATCCTGCTAAAATTTACATCATCCTTTTCCAGGTAGCCACCCTTGGGCTGGGAATCAGCGGCATTGTCATGAATTCTTTTGCCTGGCGGTCGAGATCGACTAAACACCGCGTTCTCGTAGGGAAGAATGATTCGATCTTCTCGCAAATTCGAAAAGAACTTCGCAAACCGCTTCCGGATCGGACCGCGTCGAAACATTTTCATGAAAATGTAATTGATTTAGAAACGGAAGTCCGCCAGGAAGGCGGTAGCCTTTCTATCCCTCCCCAAGTTTACTTCAAATATAAAGAATTGTTTGGGGACGTTGCGCTCTCTTTATCGGAGTTAGTAGTTATTTCCATTGAAAAAGAGTCACCGGGAGAAATGGAATCTCCTCCTCTTCCCCCTGTTCCTCTCGTCTATCCTTCTTCGCCTAATCAATTCGAACTACAACGTTATACGCTCAATCAGTGATAAAAGTAAAAATGAATTAATCTAGACATTAAATATAGTAAAATAAAAGACTTTATGTCAATTCCAGTGCAAATTAAATTTCTTAATGAAAATAGTGATTTGCCTAAAATTTCTACTTTAGGGTCAGCAGGGCTTGATTTATGCGCGTCTATCCTGGACTCTTTGACCCTTGAACCTAACACCGTTCGTCTGATTCCGACCGGTATTGCTATTTATATTAGTAACCCGAAGTATGCAGGGTTGATCCTTCCGCGGTCCGGTCTCGGTCACCGCGGAATCGTCTTGGGAAATTTGGTGGGGTTGATTGATTCGGATTACCAAGGCGAATTGATTATTTCGTGCTGGAACCGTGGGACCACGATTTATACACTCGAACCGGGGACGCGTTTGGCCCAACTCGTTATCGTCCCCATCGTTCACCCGTCATTCGAAGTTGTAGACCATTTTAGAGGACCTAAGGAACAAACAGCGCGAGGGACCGGGGGGTTCGGCCACACGGGAGTTATTAAAACGTAAAATATTTCCTGTAGTAAATTAATGGATGTACTGATGGACGAAGTTCTAACGCGAATTAAAACCCCTTTATCCGATATCCTGCAGAGTATCCCCGCCGTTCGAGACGATTCGAACTCGATCGTTCGGGTAGAAGAATCGTGTTTTGAAATGTTGACGGTTATCAATGATGCTATAGATTTTTTGAATTTATTAACAGGTCGTCTTCAAATCGTATCTGAATCGTTATCTTGTAAAGATCTTGTAACCGAATCGTTTGGATTCGTAGAAAAAATGTTAAATGACAAAGGTCTCCAATGGAGTGTAAACATCAGAGATACCGTCCCTTCAGCCATACTTGGCGACTATCATAGAATTCAGCAAGTCTTCGTCCATTTTCTTCGCAATGCCGTTACTCATACACAAAAGGGTGCTATTGTGACAGAAATTATACGCGAGGGAGAGTATTATATCTTTAGTATTCAAAATACTGGCCGCGGACTTTCTGAAAAAACACAAAACACTTTAGATGAAATTTTAAGCCTCTCTGAAATTTCGAATACGAAATCTTACAACTTAATGGGGTTTGCCATCTGTCACTTTCTCTGTCGCCTTATGGGAGGAAAGATTTGGTATAAAAGTGCTTCGGACTTGGGAACGAAGATTTGGTTTAGTATTCGGAGCAGAGAATGATGATCGGAACCAACGATTCACTTGATATTGAGCTAATTTATTGGTCGAAATCGGCCGAGCGTTATACGATTTGAGAGATTCTTCTGGGTCAAGGTCTCTTTTTTTGATAGAATCGCTACAATTAGCCATTCAGTTTATTTTATCTTATATAACAAAATTGAAATTTAAAAAATACAAATTTTATTTAATAACAAAAGATTAAAATAATAATGACAACTCCACATTCATCATCTATCAAGGTTGAAACATTAGAACAATTTGAATTGCTTTTTGTAGGAGATCGAAGCGAGTCGATGACAAGCATGGGAGACTCTCCATGGAAAGGAGTTTGCGACTGGGCAAACGAACAAGCAATTGAGGCGCAAAAAAATAATTATGACACTCGCATTAATATCGTCGTTTTTGATAGTGAATCGGAGTGTGTTTTGGATTCGGTTTCGTCTAACGAATGGACTACCATTACTGAAAATCAAGCCAAAGAGTGGATGAAACCTACTGGCTGTACACGTCTTCACGATACAGTTATCGAAGAATTAGAAATTCTTCTTCATAAGAAAAATAAACGCGGGGGGGAATGTAAAGCTATTTTTGCTTTATTTACTGACGGAAAGGATAATGTAAGTGATAGTAGCCTATCACAAATGAATAAAGCTGTTAAAGAGGCTAGACTCCAAGGAGTTGTCTGTTATTTTTTGGCTGCCAATCAAGATGCTATAGCATCGGGACAACGATATGGGTTTGATAGCCGGCGTTGTCTGACAACGGGCGCTGATCCACAAACGTCTTCTCAAGCCTATAAAACAATATCTGGAGCTTGTCTTCGAACAACCACTACACCTCACCTCGATACAGGGTTTACTAAATTAGAAAGGCATTATTCTGCTCCTCAACAACCTTATTAAATTTCATTTTGGATCATTTCTTCTTTTGATAAAGAAGAAATCTATATTTAAAAATGAAACTATATTTTACCTATTGTTATAAGTTTCAAAATACTTATAATGAGTGAAACTTCTCTGACACAATATGATTGTATTGTGGATTCTATCCGGGAAAGAAGGAATGTGTTTTTACATGGACCAGGAGGAACCGGCAAAACGTTCACCATTGCTAAACTTATCGGATGTTTAGGCGACGACCATGTCGTCGCCTGTACGGCTCTAACCGGCGTAGCTGCAGCTAATCTTAAAGCAGAAATAGATAATACTTGTTGTAAACCCACTGCTATACGGACTTTACACAGTTGGAGCGGAATCGGGGCGGCAAATCTTTCGGCGCCCCGATTGTTGAAAAAAGTACGCCGCAACCCTCTTGCATGTGCTCGGTGGCGTAAAACTGATGTTTTGTTCATCGATGAGGTCTCGATGCTGGGATGTAATCTCTTTGAAAAACTCGATTACGTCGCGCGAGGGATTCGTCGCCAACAGTCAAAACCTTTTGGTGGTCTTCAGCTCGTTGTAAGCGGCGATGTTCTTCAACTCCCGCCGGTCCGTGATGGGTGGGTTTTTACGAGTCAGGCGTGGGCTAATCTTGAACTAGTTCCCTATATTTTTGAGGAAGGGCACCGATACACGAAGACGGATTACTTTAATCTGTTGCTACGGGCGCGCCAAGGGGCTCTTACTGACGCAGACGTTTATGCTCTCAAGCAGCGAATAAAAACGTTCTGCCCTTCCCGGAAATCGGATTTAGAAATAATCCCGACTGTGTTGTACGCGACCAATTTCAATACAAATTCCCACAACGCTGAAGAACTCGAACGCCTACCCCATCCCACCGAAACGTATACAGCCGTTGATACAGTTGGTTCTGTCGACTCGAAGTTTATTAAAACTCAATTTGACCAAATTATACCCCAAGCTTCGACATTTTGTGTCGGTGCCCAAGTCATGCTCAAAGCAAACTTGAACGTCGACTCCGGGCTGGTAAATGGAAGTCGTGGAGTCATTACCCAGGTTTTACCTCAAGGAGTACGGGTTAAGTTTTTGAATGGGGACGAAATCTTGATAACTCCTCATGTCTGGACACTCGAGATTCCGGGAGAAAAAGAACCAGAAAACTCTGTAAAAAATAGTCGGAGTCAAATTCCTTTGATCCTCGCTTGGTCTCTTACCATTCATCGCTCCCAAGCGTGTACGCTTGACTACGCAATATGCGACCTTGGGTACAATATTTTTACCGCCGGGCAAGCCTACGTAGCTTTGAGTCGGGTTCGGAATCTCGAGGGACTTTATTTGAAAACGTTTGTTCCGGAGTCGGTTTTTGCCGACTCCTCGGCAATCCTGTACGACAAACTACTCAAAGAACAGGAACCGATCGAATATATATAGTTTGAATAATAATTTTATATTTTCTTATTCAAAATGGCTTACACACACACAATCTTTCCAGGTTTTCTCCCGAGTGGATACTTCGATAACGATAACGTAGATTTTTGTCAAAAGAAAATTATTGAAGTCCTTCATCAAAATTTCACTCAAGACATACTGATTTCGAAAGGAGATATTAAAAAAATAATGTTACGGATACTGGCTGAACGTCTTGAAGAAATCCCTATGATGAACCAGCGGGTTATTATGTCTATTGTTGATGAATTTCGGAATCATGAACTTGATGTTCGGAGAAAGCTGTGGTGGTCCGAACGGGCCAAATACGCTCTAATTCTTCAAGATCCTACAGAAGGTGTAGCAAAATATGATCCCCTTGGAATTAAATTGTCCAATCGACTTGGGGCGCCGAGGGTGGGAGGAACTTCACGGTTTTACTTTACCTAAAAACAACATTTCCATTTTTGAGATGAAGATTGTGAATTGGTGTCTAAATTGTTCCATTGTGAAATTGAATAAACATTACTCATGGATAAATTACACCGGCTACAAATGGGACGCAGGTTAGAGGGAGAGAGGCTCCCTCCTTTACTTTCGGGTTTATCGTGGCCAACATGAAAACTAAAAACATTTATTTCGTTTTTACACCATTTAATATAACATTTGTGTTTAAAATTTTCTCCAAATGTTTCTATCCAGACTTGTTCTCGAATAGCTTTAGGAATTGGTATTTTTTTTCTACGTCGTGAGTTTGGAGATGGGCCTACGGTCATTGTTGATTTGTAATAATAAATGTGAGATATTTTTATACATTTATAAAAATTGTAAAAGTTTTTAATAAAAAAATCCTAGACTAGAATAAGTACTACAAATGCCAAACAACAATAATGACTCTCTTTGGATTATATATTTTGTTATAGGAATTGGCATTATTATTTGGCTCGTTACGCAATGTTCTCTAACCTGTTCTTCTGGACGAAGAGATGCGTTTAAACCTGCACAAGCCGGGATGTTTCCACCAGGAGGCGTCGGTCCGGTTCCGGGACATATCCATCCCTCTACTTATAATATTACTAATTTTCCTAACCCTGATTTTACTAATTTGACGCTTCCGTTGGACCGCGAGATGCAACAAGATATTGTTAATCAAGTTGGTGAACCGAACTCGGACTGTATGCTTAATCCAGGTGGACAATGTCACTTAGCTTCTGGGGGGCTTGGAATATGCGGTCCTAATTTGAAGAATACGAAGTGTTACAAAACAGATTATACGCTTTTTAATCTGTCGGATCGATCGACAGGCCTTCCTCTTTCAGAAGAAAGAAAAAAAAAAGTTTAAATTCTAGAGAAGGATTTTGGGAAGCTAAAGATGATATTGTTTTGTCTCAAGATTTCCAGGTTGAATCAACGCCTTTCTTAAACTCTGATGGAACTGTTTATCGTGTTGCCGATCAGTCTCCTTATGTTGGAGTTAATAGTCTTCGTTATGGTATAGCTGCCAATAAAGGGGTTTCGTTTATTGATTTTTCGGGAGGAGATGATCCGAATTTTACTTACTATAATGACGTTGAACTTGATTCTATTGAAAATTTTAATGGCGGTGGGATGGGTGGTGGCGGAGGCGGCGGTGGGATGGGAGGCGGTGGCGGCGGTGGGATG